CTTTTTGCGTAAGCCATCCAATTTGCTGCAACAGGACTATCAACCAATTTTAATAAATTAAAATAATTCATTGGTCTAGATGTCATTGGGGTTCCTGTTAATAACCAAACCCTATCTAACCTATCACATAAATCATTTACTATTTTTGTTCTTTGTGCTTGTGGGTTTGAGATCATGTGAGCCTCATCCATGATAACCAGTTCAAAATTTGATTTTAAAATTATAGAGTCATCTTTCTTTTTTGGGTCATGAAAGTTTTTTAATATATCATAGTTAATAATTACAAAATCAGATTCATATGAAAATTTCTTACCTTCTGCAATAAATACGGTTCTATCTGAATAATTTGCAATTTCTCTTTCCCAATTGATTTTTAATGATGCTGGGCAAATTATTAATATTTTTTTTGCCCCCGTTTCAAGTGCGGATATAATCGTTGAGGTTGTTTTACCAAGTCCCATATCATCAGCCAAAATAAATTTTTTATTTCTAACTAATTTTTCAATTGCTTCTTTTTGGTGAGACATCGGTGCTCTGTGATCGTATTTAGAATATTCAATAACAACATTTTTAACCTCGTTATCTTTTACTAACGCAGATTTTGGAATCCAAAAATCATGTAAAGTTTCTCCACTAAATATTTTACCCCATATGTGATATGATTTATCTTTTTCCACTAATAACTTCTCAACATAAATTTCTGATGGTTCTTTTGTGTACATTTTATCTTCCATCATTTTTTTACCAAAATATGAGTCAAGTTTAACCCATTTTTTTGCAACCTTTGGTACTCTTCCGTGAAAATTTATTATGTATTCTGATTGTGGTCTTGTCGGTGTAAAAGTTTTACTATTTTGTTTTTTGTGTTTTAACGCCAAGATATAATTATTTGACCCAACGTAATCATCTAATAACTGAAGGGCCCTTGTTTCGGGAGTTTTTGAAATTAATTCTTCCATTATATTATAAATAAAAATAGTAAATAATATAAAAAAATCAATTAAAGTATTTATATATATGACACAAAATAGAGTACCAATAACAAGATTAAATAAGTTTTTTTCTGAAGAAGACTTCAATTTAGAAATTGAAATGGGCATGGAATGGCAAATGGGTGATATGAATTTCACTGTTGTTTTATATCGTGTTGATAGACAAAGAACAAATAATGATGATGTTTATGGTGAAGCGTTAACTGAGGGTATACAATTTTTAGCACCTGTAGAATTAAAAGGATTAGTTAAAATAGAAGCACCTACAAATTCAGATTACGGAACATCAAAACTTTCACAAATAGAACCAGGTAATATGACATTTAGTGTTTATCAATCACATTTAGACCAATTGGCGGTTGAAATTTCTTTAGGTGATTATTTAGGGTATTATGAGTCTGAAGATAAAGTAAGGTACTATAGTGTAGTAAATGATGGTAGAATTACATCGGATTTAAAACACACGTATGGCGGATATAAAAAATATTACAGAACAATAATTGCAGCACCTGTAACTAACGACGAATTTAACGGAATATAATATGGGATTTCCTAAAAAAGTAAAATTAGATCTTCCTTTAATACCATCAAAATTTGGTAAGGACAGAAGACAAGAAATGTTAGATGAAATAACTAATGGTGGGACATACTTACCAAAAGGGGTTTTACATGCTGACTTAGATAAGGGAGTTTTAGATTTTGTTAAAGAAAAATTAAAATTAGAAGTTGACGGAAAAACAGTACCTACTGTTGATAAAATAATAACAACCCAAAGTTGGGCTCAATTTACAGAGACTTGGAAATTTCAAGATTTAGATAAAAATGTTTCTTTACCTTTTATAATTACAGTTAGACAACCTGAAGTTAAGGCAGGAACAATAAAAGGAACATCATATAATATACCAAACAGAAAAACATTTTTTTATTATTCGGTACCAACATGGGACGGACAAAGAAAGGGGGCTAATGTTTATAAAATACCTCAACCAGTTCCTGTAGATATTACATATAATATTAAAATATTTTGTAATAGAATGAGAGAATTAAATGAATTTAATAAATTATTTTTACAAACATTTACATCAAGACAAGCCTACGTTCAGATTAAAGGTCACTATATGCCGATGAAAATGGAAGACCCTTCAGATGAATCCGCTAAAGAAATAGAAAAAAGAAAATATTATATTCAAACATATAAAATAACGTTAATGGGTTTTTTATTGGATGAAGAAGAGTATGAAGTAAATCCAGCAATAACAAGACAAGTCAATCTTTTTGAGTTTGACAATAAAGTTAAAAGAAAAAAACCAAACATAGAACCCCCAAGGCCCGATAATTTTGATTTAGATTTTTTATTTATTACAGGTAATACACAACTATCTGAAGTTTTTAGGTATAGTGCGGATTTAAAAGTTATTGAAACTGAAAATATTACAAATTGTTATAACATAAATTATTCAGCAAATACAAATTCAAATTTAACATATACAAATTGCTCGGGGTCTTCAACAACAATTTCTTTAACTTCAGGAAACACAGGTACCGTTTGTTTAAAAGGAGGAACGACACCGACCTTTTCTAATGTTACGGGTGTCACATATACTGAAGGAATATCTTGTTCTTCTGGTTATTCAGTTTATATTAATAATAATTTTGTTGGGGATGATTTAGAAGTGATTCAAATCAATAACGGAGATACGTTAAAAATCATTGCATTTAAAGAAGATGTAACAAAAAATTCTTTAATAAAAACAAAGGCGGTTTTAATATAATTATTCTCCGTAAATGTCTTTTGGTTTTGAACAAGTCTTTAATATTAAAGTTTCTAAAAATTTATATATTTTTAAACCGTTTTCTTCACAATATTTTTTTAATATATCATGAGATTCATTTGAAATCTTTATATTTTTAATTTTTTTCATATATAAATAAATATTTTATAAGGTAGAAAAAAAGTAGAATTTTTTCATACTTAAAAAAAATTATTATAAATAGTAAAAGAATTTTGCTAAAAATTGTTGTATTTATATAATAAAATAAACATAAATTAATAATATTACGTTTTATGGCATCTACAACTAAAGTGTTTGTTTCGCCAGGTGTATATACATCAGAGAGAGACTTGACATTTGTTGCCCAAAGTGTTGGGGTGACAACTTTAGGTATTGTGGGAGAAACCCTTCAAGGACCCGCATTTGAACCTATCTTTATAACTAACTTTGACGAGTACCAAGTATATTTTGGCGGAACAAGTCCCGAAAAGTTTATCAATACTCAAATACCTAAATACGAAACTTCGTATATTGCAAAGGCATATCTACAACAATCAAATCAACTTTTTGTAACAAGAGTTTTAGGTTTGTCAGGGTATGATGCAGGACCTTCTTGGTCTATAACAACAATCGGTAATCCTGACCCATCAACTGTAGGTACTACAGGAACTACAACGTCATACACATTAAGTTTTAGTGGGACTTCGGGTAGTAGCTCAAATGTTACTATTACCAGCCCGTCTTCACTTTTAAGTAGTATTTTTTATAATGCCTACACAAAATTTAACGGAACAACATCAACTTTAAATGCCGATTTTCAATCATTCATATCAACAGCGATAAATAATTATGTTAATGTTGGTACTGGGTCAACAGGTGGTAAATCAGTATTTTGGGGTACCGTAACTAATAACACATTTACTGCAGTAACCGCAACTACATTATATTCCGTACCCGCAACTGCAACTACAAATACATTAGGTGTTGATAATATTATTTTAGAAAACGCAGATTTAACTTCAACATCAAACGATCCTTGGTATTACTCCTTATTTAGTTATTCAAAAGTAGGGGGTCAGGGTTCTTATTATGGTTTTGGTTTTGGTGCAGCTATTAATTCCTTTGGTACTGGTGCAACATCAAATACGTTTACAGGTACTTGTACAATTAAGGCAACCAATTATTCAGGAACACCATTTTCAGATTACGACGATTTAGTTGTTGCAACATTAAGATCAAGAGGTATAACAACTTATAGTTCTGACGACGGACCTGTTTACCAAGTTAGCGGCACTTCAAATGCTATTATGGTATGTTCTGGCGTTTATTCAGGTTTAAGTAAAAACCCATATAATACTTTTGTTATTTCAGGTATAACTAAAGATAGTAATACTTTTAGTTTTGAAACATCTTTACAAACAAGTGATAGTAAGTATATATCTAAAGTTTTTGGAAGAAGTAATTTTTCAAAAGATAGAACACAAGTACCTTTATTTGTTGAAGAGGTATATTCAAGTTTATTATTAAATGGGTATAGAGAAGGTAAAGTTAGGGGTATTTATTGTTCATTTTTAGATTTACCTGGTGCAAGATCAGGAGATAGCGATACTATTGGTTTTTATTTAGAGCAATACCAAACACCTGAAACACCTTATTTAGTTTCTGAATTAAGAGGTAATAGAGTTTACAAATTATTTAAATTTAAACTTATATCTGATGGTAACGCAGCTAATAGATTAGTTAAAATTTCAATAGGTAACATTTCATTTAATAATGGTACGTTTGACATTTTTGTAAGGGACTTTTTTGATACCGATCAAAATGTTAGAGTTATTGAAAGTTTTACAAATTGTTCAATGGATCCTAGTCAAAATAACTTTGTAGCAAATAAAGTAGGAACGACTAACGGGGAATATCAATTAAATTCTAAATATATC